GGTGAATCAAGAAACTACGACAAGTCACAGAGAGGCTCCATCCAGCAGTAAGCTCACATCTATTAAATACGAGTATGCAGGGCAGGAGTTATTCCTAGCTTGACAAGTGTAGGTTTATTCCAACGCTCCCCTCTCTTTTAGAAAGTTCTGGGTGTGGAATGAGTATGGTGTATATATTTTTGGATAATTTTTAGCGAGCTGAGGTTTGCTCTGGAGGACAGTATCGATAGCTCTGTTATAAATCTTTATATACAAGTCATAAGTTTCTTGCTCATGCTGAGCGAGAGAGTCCTCAAAGTCTTTAACTCTAGATCGATATACTTCACTATCACTAGTAGAAGGGGACTTCTTAGTCCACACAATCATATCTGTTATAGAGCCTAAAGCTAGAGGAGCTCTTATCAGTTTGGGCATTTCCTTATCGCGCAAAAAGCGTCGTTTCAAGTATGTTATTTCATAAATATTCTCAAACTGAAAGTTGACTTCTTCTCGTTTCTGGGAATCGGTATATAAAATTCCGATGTTACCAAAATAGGTGACGAAGTCTTGAAAGTTAATAAATTTCCTTAGAATAGAAGATAAAGCTACGACATGATCGTCGCCATAGTACGCGTCTTCTATATTTTCTAGTAGAAAAGTCGGGGTTATTTGTTGGCCAGTTTCTTGGACAAAGTGTTTCTGTTCTAACATGTCAATGATGGCAGTAAGAATGTAGAACCAGTTACATAGGGAGTTCAAGGGTGCGGTGACTGGAGCACCTGAAGGCATACCACTCCTTTTACGAACAAGAGTGTTAAGTACCAATACATCTGTATGGATAAAAGATAATACTAAAGCTATTCGAGCATTTTTATTTTCTTCTCCGTCATCATACCAGATATTAACGGCATCTACAGCTTTTAAAAAAACGTCTGCCATAAGCTTACCATCCCAATTAGTGTAGTCACCAGCGATTAGAGATTCTTCTCCAAATTTAGTCAATCGTTGAAAGAGCAAAGTCCAATCAAGCGAAGTAGGATTTATCCCAACGGATATCGGGGCTGTCACACAATTTTGCTGCATCGCACCCATAAAAACTCCAAAATATCTTCGCGTAAGTAAGGAAATTTCTAAAGGAAGACACTCAAAGGTTCGAACTTTCGCATTTTTAATTTTCTTCGAACTTACTAATTCGTCCTTCATATTTTCATAGGCAAAGTATGATGGTATAGCACCTGAACGAATAATTTTCTCAGTCTCCTCATATCGATTATAAAAATATGTAGATAATAATTCCCCCTGAAAAGTTGGGCCATCTGGGTCATCATTGATCTCATAGAAAGGTTCTTTTCCTGTGTTATATGCGTCATTTATGTCTTTAATCAAGGCCGACTTTCCTTTGGTTCCTCGTGATAATTTAACATAAGGGAATCCCATACTAGTTCTTACATCAATGGGGATCATAAATCCAGGAATTCCATTCAAGGTTTCACTAAAGGTAAGCAAGCGTTTAGTCACATTTCTTGGCACTATTGATGATAAAGCTGTCAAGATAGTTACATAAGCCAATTCTAAAGCTTGAGTAGGGAAAGTATGTGGGGCCTCAGCATATTTGTTCAAAGCTAGTGAGATCGGCTTCACTCCGGCTTGGCGTATCTCATCATCAACTCTTGGATCTTCTAGAGAAAAAGTTGGGGAAGCCCTATTAGATTCAAAAAATTCATTGCCCTCATGAAGATTGATCTTTGTAATCTCAGACAATTTCATCTTAGATGTTGTGGCAGGGACTGAAGCAAAGGCATTAGGGACTAAGCCCCAAGCAGGCAAGTTCTCATCATTTTGTATTTTCTTACTGCCCTCAACTTGCATTGGATCTTGAGTTAAAATGAAGGGTTGTAATCGAGTCTTGGGCTCAGATGGAAATTTATCTTCATCTAAGTCTTTCATAAACATATCGATCATTTCATATGTTATTAATTGAGCCATGCCAGTTCCTTTATTTCCAGCTACATGTATTCCAGCCATGATTCCATCAATGCTATTACTCGAAACTAGAATCATTGATCCACAGTCTCCTGGTGCTGTCATCACTGAATAAAGAATTGCTCGTGCGATTTTTCGCTCAAAAATTTTTTGGTCATCGTCGACATCCTCAATAGAGGTTTCCGTGTCTAACTGGGCATAAGCATTGTCTGCATTGAAACCTCGCAAGAACAATATGGGGGAGGAATTATCCAACAAGGGAATATCTCGTTCTCGCAGTAAAGTATGCATAATATTTTTGAACTGGTTGAATACTAATGGAAGTCGTAATATGGCCCAATCAGAGTGGGTCTTAGTCATATCACCTGGCATATGTAAAAAAGAATTCTTAAACCGAAAATAGGTGGAGACCCCATTATGTTTTACTCGGATCTCCTCATCTTCCTTGAACATTCGTGCAAAGTGGTTGGGAACTAAAACAAAGCGATCTTTTAAAGCTGTCCCTCTTAAAACTACAACCTCAGACGGACCTCGATGAAAGGACATGGAATTTTTTGACAAAGCCAAACGTTTTACGGAGAAATTCTCATCTATTCCTTCAGGGCACATCGCTCTAACCATCTCAGCTGAAGTATTTGTCTTAATACCATGATCTGCGAAAATTGCTTGCACTTTCATAGCCATTGCAGTCTTTCCTTTTGCTGATCCATCATACACTATTCCTTGTGGCGTCATTCGAACATGTTTTGTTGTCCTAGCGGACGGGTCATATGCTGGTAATGCTTCCATAATCAAAGCTTGTTCTTTTTGTACAGTTACAGCAATTTCTGACACTGTTTTAGCGAGTGCTCCTCGATATTGCTCTGGAGCTGAATCAATGAAAGCTTGAAGTGAATTTGTATCATAATCTAAAGATGGAATTACCAAGTGAGCACTTTGTACCAAGTTCTTAACTGCTTTAAATAGCTTAATTCCGGCATATAGAGTGCCTACTACCGTGAGTGCTTCTGCGATCAAAATCGCTCTATTCACTGTTTTGGGTGTAAAAAAATCAAAAATTCCCTCAGGTTGAAATGGATTTCCATAGCGGACAGTAAAGTCAAGGTCAAGATTTAATTGATCTTCCAAAATCTTGCCAGAATGATCATAGGAACTTGTCCAACCAACCAGGTCAAAATCAGAATCCAAGTCATCATAAAATCCTAAACGTTTGTAGTGTTTAGAAACACAGTTATTGTAACGATTAATACCACACTGGCGATAAACACGCTCCTGGGCTCGAATCGCTTCCCATGCCATATACTCCTCAGGCTCACAGGGATTAAAGTATTTCCAAACTGTAGTTTCCTCTGGTAACATCATTCCAGCATCCAATGCCTCTTCAAAGGTTCGCATATGCTTAGGAGTCAAGTCATTATAATCAAAATCAGCCACTGTCAAATCTAAGCCATTATTAAACATACGCGTGGCATTACAATATTTCCAAGTACGATACTTATCATAATACAAGCGAACAGGTGAGCAACAAACAAATGGTGTAAAATAATAGGTTGCTTCAAAGTCTTGGTTTGGACGCGGGTCTAAAAGTCGAATGCTGTGTTTAATCTTCTTTCCTGAATATGGCTCTACCAACAAGCAAGTTTCTCGATGATCTTCAACAAAGAAATTAGGTTCGGGTTGTCGGAAATTCCAATCTTCAGCTCCTTCTGGTTGAAATTTATTTAATTTAAACTTTCTCTTATTCCGCTGATGTTCTACTTCCTCTTCAAAGGGGTGAATGCTATCATAAATCTTAGTGTCTAAAGGAATAGGAGAGGTTGGGACATCGATGTCCTCATCGAAAAAATTCGATGGGATATCTTCCATGTTTACTAAAGCCTCTTGTTCAGTTAAATGACTTTTAAAACGTTTAGAGCATAATCGTAACATTTCACAAAAGGTAAGACTATTGCCAATATTAGCTCGTGTGATTGAATCTCTCAATTGAAATCGTGAAAAATCATTTTTTGGATCAATGCGCCCATCACTTCCATCATTGCGAATAGTCAAAAAGACCATGTGACGTCGTCGCAGCATAGCATCAGAATTATTGATTTCCGAGGCTTTAGGTTGCTCGCAGTTTGAAGAGCATACAACCAATTTTATAGAGTCTGCTGTTAGGCCTTTTGATGTTAAATCGGCTTTTGGGATAGTCATTGAAACACATGATATGAGTGAAATAAATCGAGTGTGCTCAGATTCATTGGGAGCTGCACCACGGGTCATGAATGCATCGTCTATAGTTAGACCTGCTTCTCCTCGGAAACCATCCCAATATTTAGTAACTCCTGTCATTGAGGAAACATGAGTATTTTCCAAGACTCTCCCACTACCTCCTTCTGTTAATAAAGCTTTCACTACAGGATTCATTACTGTGGATTTACCACTGCCAGGCTCACCAAAAAATTGGATACAAAAAGGAACCATGCGAGCTTCTCCACCTTTGCCAACAAATTTTTGCATATTGTCATTTAAGATCTTAGATAGAGAAATTATACGGGCCGTTATATAAGTTCGCAAAATGGGATCACTTCCCTTATATTTCTTTGCTGTAAATTGTAATAATTTATATCGGGCTTTTTGAAGTTTTGATCGGAACTCATGGGTCATCATATATTCTTCTAATTTACAAGGGTCGATTAAATCCTCCACATACTCCATATATGTATCATCAATGCCTAGATCAATACATATCTTATCCTTTGTTACTAGTGATTGAGCCCTAAAGTTAGTGACTAGGGCCTGCAATCCTTCTATAACCCACGAAACTAGATTTGTTGAATTCTCATAAAGTTGTTTGATGCCAGTAGTTGCACGGCCAATTTCACCGTATGTTTTGACTGATTTCATTAAATCTGGTGATGCAATAACTCGCTTTCCTAACATGGCAGTGCCTAACAAAGATACCATACTGGATACTATTGCCACAATGTTGTCTGGGCTCTCTAAATTCATAGCCTCAGGTCTAAACCTATCATCCCCTTCTGGAAGTTGCGCGGGGGTAGATGGCGAGACGGCATCTAATAATCGTTGAGCCGCCTCTATAACGGCCGAAGCTGACATAGTAATAAAATCGATCATGGTGTTTAGTATCAATTGAACAACGTCCAAAACTGCTACTATAAAAATGGGTTTCTGGTTGTACCATCGCATTAGAGTTAAGGTTCCGTTGGTTATCACTTTCATGGCAAATTTCTCTGATGAAATCTTTTCCAATAGCACTTTAGCAGATGATTCAGCTAGTTCTGCTGAGTCCTCAAGTTTTTCAGCTAGACGATTATGACGATCTAATAGGGAGGAAAGGGTTTCAGGGACTCGCTTACATGTTAAGGCATAGTCTACCATATTCCCTACCAATTCGGCTCCAGGCAGAGCTTCAGGTTTAAAAGTTCGTTTCTCAGAAAGAGCTTTACGAGAAATTTTTTCATATTGACGTTTTCGAGCTCTGTTTCGTTTCATCAAATACTTTGACCGAGCTTCCATAGCGCGATGTATTTTGTCAAAGTCTTTCTTCATGGAGGATGGGATTTCTTCTCCAATAGACAATTGTTCTAGTAGTTCTTCTACGGTATTTTCGGAATTCTGTCCACTTACATTATTTGAAAAATTGTTCATTTGTAATGTTTGGGGGGCTTAATTTTTAATGCGCAGCAAGCTTGAATACGGGCATAAATAAATGCAAAATAAGTACTTTTTAGTTAGTAGTCAACATCTTGATAATGAACATGGAGTTCTGTTAAAGAGACGAAATATTGATTAGAAATTCTTATCTGTCAAACTAAGTTTCTATCTTCAGAGTTAAAAACAAGTATCCGTCCTGATACCAATAGTCATATGTGTCCGGTGTGGATTTCCTACTACCATCCAATTCATATACTATTGCAATACCTTCCGCGATAAAGTTCATTCGCTCCTAGCGGGCTCGTCAGTTACCTAAAAGTGGACAAATTACTCAAGGCACTTGCTCGTCCCAAGTTTAATATCAAAGTTTCCGAGGCTTTGAATCAAATTGAGAATTTCTTTTCTCCAGGATATCCCAGTCAGAAATGTATGAAATGATATTTTTTTTTTTTTTTTTTTTTTTTTTTTTTTTTTTTTTTTT